AAAAACACGCCACCCCACAAAAAACACCCCCCCCCCCCCCGGGGGGGGGGGTTTTTTTTAAACTATAAAATACAAACTGCCGAAATCACACAATTTACCTTGCTATATCCATTAATTTTAAGTTTTTCTTATGAAGAACTATCTTGCATTTTATTGGCAGAATTAGACATAAATTTGGCGTAATTTTGACGTAATTAACTGCGAGAAATATACAAAAATAGCCAAAAGTTGGCAATATTCGAGGCTTGAAATTTTGATGGTGGATTGAGTTAATTGCGTGTAAGTGTTTGTTTTTTGAAGTAAATTTTAGAAAAGGAAAAAGCCAGTAAATTTCTACTGGCTTTGATAGATGGTGCACTAGCTGGACTCCAACTCAACTATAACACATTGATTTATAATGATTATTTAAAACAATAAAAAATCTTGTTACTAACCTTGTTACTAAAACACTTTACCATTGCAAATTTTCTATTCATTTTACAATACAATAACATTGCTTAACTTAAAATAATATTTTTTTTATAAAATAGTCTTCACCTCTTCACCTTTGTTAAAAAAATAAGAAAAAAATCTTATTTATTAAATAGTTATATGGGTGAAGACTATCTATTTAAGTCTTCACCAAGTCTTCACCAGTCTTCACCTATAAAAAATAGATAAATTCCTATCTTAAATTATCTTTTCAAACCCAAAATCACCTAAAAAAATCACTAAATAAAATATTTTACTCAACGTATCTAATCACATCTAAACTATTGAATTTTAAGGTGTTTACTTTATATTTTTTGTATATATATATTGTTCTATGGGCTTTTTATAAGCCGTCTTAATTAAGGCTAAATAAAGGACAAGTTATGCTTAAAAAATTAATTGAGTTACGCCAACAAAAGGCAGAAAAAGTCGCAGAAATGCGAGCAATGCTTGATAAAGCAGAAAAAGAAAATCGTTCATTGGATGAAACTGAATCAGTAGATTTTGATAAATTGAAAGATTTAGTGAAACAATTGAGTGAAGAAATCAATAAATACGAGACCGTAGCAGATGAAGAACGTAATCTTGGTGCGCAATCTAACCCATTAGAAACTCGCAGCACGAAACAATTTTCAAATGATGAATTGCGCCATTACATTAAAACCGGTGAACTTCGCAATTTAACTACGGCTAACGGTGAAGATGGCGGCTATTCAGTCATTCCTCAATTAGACAAAGAGGTCATGAAACGCTTAACAGACGATAGCGTCATGCGCCAGCTTTGTAATGTCGTTCGCTTACCTATCGGTGCGAAAGAATACAAAAAATTAGTATCTGCTGGCGGTGCAACCGTTGAACATGGCACAGAAGGCACAGCGCGCAACGGCACTGCAAGCCCGAAACTGCATGAAGTAACCATTGCATTAAATTCAATCTATGCTTATCCGAAAACCACTCAAGAGATTTTGGACTTCTCAAGCATTGATGTTTTAGGTTGGCTTACTGATGAAATCACAGAGACCTTCACTGAAACAGAAGAAGTAGATTTAACCTCTGGTGATGGTAACAAAAAATCAAAAGGTTTATTGACCTACGAACGCACAACTGAAAACGATAAAGTGCGCCCATTCGGCAAACTTCAAAAAATTGAAGTAGCGGGTGCGGCAAAAATTGAGGCAGACACTTTAATCGATGCGTTCTATACCCTTCACAGTAAATACCGCAAAAATGCCGTATGGGTGATGTCATCAACCATTGCAGCAGCATTACAAAAACTCAAAAACAAAAATGGCGATTACATTTGGCGCGATGGTTTAACAACCGATGCGCCCGCTACATTATTAGGCCGTCCAGTTTACTTCTTAGAGACAATGCCGACAGGTGGTGCAAATCAAGTAGTTATTGCCTTTGGTGATTTCAAACGAGGTTACTTCATTGTCGATCATGAAACAGGCGTACGAACTCGACCAGACAACTTAACCGAGCCAGGATTCTATAAAGTCCACACCGATAAATATTTGGGTGGTGGCGTGGTAGATTCCAACGCAATTAAAGTGATTGAGACAACGGCATAAATCATAGAGGGGCGAAAGCCCCTTTTTTGCTTAATAGGTGAAAAATGAAGAAAGAATTTGAAATCCGCTCTGTAACAATTTCAACGGATGAAGAGAATCAAAAGCTCGTTGGTTATGCGGTCAAATGGAACAGCCCTTCACAAGTGCTTTACTGTGATTTTGTAGAATCCTTTGCGCCTAAAGCATTCAGTGAAAGTTTAGCCAGTGGCGAAGATGTTCGCGCACTCTTTGAACACGACTACACCAAGTTACTCGGTCGCACTAGTGCGGGAACATTAAAACTAGAAGAAGATTCAATCGGCTTGCGTTTTGAATTAACACCACCTGATACCACCTTAGGGCGTGATTTGTTGGTAAGTGTTGAACGCGGCGATATTAGCGGAATGTCTTTCGGCTTTTGGGCTAAAGAAGAAACATGGAATTTTGATGTAGAGCCTTGCCAACGAACCGTACAAAAAGCCGAACTCTTTGAAGTTACCGTAACAAGCATTCCCGCCTATCCTGAAAGTAGCGTAGAAATTGCTAAGCGTTCGATGGTCGCTGCCAAAGAAAAAACACAGAAACACTCTACCGCACTTTTGAAACAGTGGCTTGATGTGATGGAGGCTTAATATGTGGAATCCTTTTAGACGAAAAGAGCAACGTAGCGAGCTAACCACAATCGAAGAGCTTTTATCTTACATGGGTGTAAACAATACAGGCGCAGGCGAATTTGTTAGTCCACAAACTGCAGAATCGTTACCTGCCGTGATGAATGCCGTTACCGTCATTTCGGAGGCGGTCGCATCAATGCCTTGTTATCTATACGCACTAAAAGAAGATGGCCGAGAAAGAATCTATCGTCATCCTGTTGAATATCTTCTCAATGAAATGCCAAACCGCAGCCAAACACCGTATCAATTCAAAAATACGATGATGCGCCATTGTTTGCTAAATGGTAATGCTTATGCCGTGATTGAGTGGAATAACAAAGGCGAACCAATAAGCCTCACTCCTTACCAACCTAGTGCGGTAAATATCTTCCGTAAAGTAACGGGTGAATATATTTATCAAATCACAGACTTAAACGGGGTAACAAAAAACTATCTTCAAGATGAGATTTTACATTTACGCCATAGTTCTGTTGATGGATTTATGGGGCGTTCTCCGATAACAGTTTGTCGTGAAACGGTGGGATTAGGTTTAGCTCAGCAACGCCATGGTGCAGCCATTATGAAAAACGGATTGATGGCAAGCGGGCTTATTTCAACAGCAGAATGGTTAGATGATGCAAAAGCACAAAAAGCCGTAAAAGCCCTTGAACGTTACAAGGGCGCAAAGAACGCAGGGAAAACCCCAATCCTTGAAGGCTCAATGGAATATAAGCAGTTAGGCATGACAAACCAAGATGCGGAATGGTTAGCAAGCCGTACGTTTACAATTTCCGATATTGCCAGAATCTACAACATTAGCCCGATTTTCCTTCAAGACTATTCCAATAGCAGTTATTCAAACTTTAGTGAAGCCAGTCGAGCCTTTTTATCGCAGACCTTGCGCCCATGGCTAACCAATTTTGAACAGCAGCTAAAAGATGCCTTGATGATTGATTTAGGTAGCAACAGCAAGAAACGTTACTTAATCGAATTTGATACAAGCGACTTATTGCGCACAAGTCAAAGCGAGCGTTTCAAGAGTTACGATGTGGCGATTAAAGCCGGTGTAATGTGTCCGAATGAAGTGCGCCGACGTGAAGGCTTACCGCCTTATGCTGGTGGAGAAGAATTTAGCCAAGCATGGAAACAAACCGTAGAAGTAAAACGCGGTGATGAACAAGAACCGGGGGCAAGCGATGGCAATCATGATTAAGGCCGGAAAGTATAACAAGGTGATTAGCCTACAAAAGCAAGTGAACGAACAGAACGACTACGGCGGTATTGTGAGTAAATGGAAAACCGTTGCCAATATCCGGGCGGCGGTTGAACCATTACAAGGTAGAGAGTTCTTCTCCGGTGCGGTGCCATTAAATGAAAATACGGTGCGCATTCGCATACGTTACGGAACTAATGTTGATAACACTATGCGCGTGAAATATGGGAACCGTTCGCTAGAGATAATGAACATTATTGATAGTAAAGAAGCGCACAAAGAACTGCAGCTTATCTGTAAGGAGTTGACCGGCAATGGCGGAAATTAATTTAACGATTGATGAAATCAAAGCGCACTTAAATCTTGATCATGATTTAGATGATGAGTTACTGGAAGCCTATAAGGTGGCTGCATTGGAAGTATGCCAAAAACATATTGGCAAAACCTTTGGGGAAGAAGAAACGGAAAAGACCATACCTTTTACCCCGGCGATTAAGATTGGTTGCTTAATGTATATCGCCTATCTCTACACGAACCGAGAAGCCGTCACAGACTTAGCCAACCTTAAACCGGCACCTATGACGATTTCCGCATTGTGGGAAGTGTATAGAGAACCATGCGCTTACTAAGGATTTAGTAACCGATGCCATACCAACCATTAAGACGTTGTAGCTATCCCGGATGTAGAAACAAAGTAAAGTCCGGTAGATGCGAGGAGCACAAACCCAAGGACACCCGCCCAAGCAGTAGCGCACGCGGTTACGACCACAAGTGGAGCAAATACCGCGAGCAATACTTAAAGCATCATCCCCTTTGTGTAATGTGCTTAGAGCAAGGCAAATATACTCCGGCAACAGTGATAGACCATATTAAGCCGGTAGAGAACAGACAATCCGACCCGTTGTTTTGGGTAGCAAGCAATCATCAGCCTTTATGTCGTGATTGTCACAGCTATAAAACACGAGTGATAGACCAACGCGGATTTGGTGCGAAAAAGTGAACAGTGGTGATATGACCATAACTGAACAATGATTGACCGGGTGGGGGCAATTTCAAAAAGAAAGTGGCAACCCTTCGGAACCGCCCCCCTATACAAATTTTTACGCAAGGTAATTTTTTTGAAAATAAGGAAATACAATGACAACAAAAAACAAGAAAAAAACGCATAATCCACCTAGTTTTTTAGATCCAATCGCTAAAGCAATATGGAAAGAACGAATTCCACAACTTCTTGAACGTGGTGATATTCAAGATGCGGACTTAATTCACCTTGAATTATATTGTGTTAATTACTCTCTTTTCCGTGCTGCAGTTGAGGATATTCATAAAAACGGCTTTTCAATAGTAAATAGCCAAGGCACGCAATCAAGAAACCCCGCACTGTCAGCTAAAGCTGATGCAGAAAAAGTGATGGTGAAAATGTCCTCATTGTTAGGCTTTGATCCAGTTAGCCGTAGAAAAAATCCTGTTGAAGTTGATTCAACCGATATGATTGATGAAATCCTCACAATGTAGGCTAAATATGGCAATCTGGCACGCATACGCAGAGAGAATTCAATCAGGTGAAATAGTGGCTTGTAAGAAGATAAAACAAGCCGTAGCGCGTTATTTTAACGATTTAAACAACCCCGATTATTTCTTTGATCAAAGTGCGGTAGAAAAATTTATCGCTTTCTCGAAACTATGCCCACACGTTAAAGGACACTTACGCGGTGAGCCAATTATTCTTTCAGATTGGCAAGTTTTCCTCTTTGCCAACATTCTGGGCTTTAAACGAAAAGATACAGGATTAAGAAAATATCGCTCTGCTTACGTTCAAGTGGCAAGAAAAAACGCTAAATCAACGGTAGCAGCCGTTTTAGCCAATTGGTTTTTGGTGATGGAAGGCGGCCAACAAGATATATACACGGCAGCCGTGAGCCGAGACCAAGCCCGAATCGTTTTTGATGATGCGCGTCAAATGTGCTTACTTTCGCCTTTACTGAAAAAACGGCTCAATATTCAACAGCACAAACTCATCAACCCTAAGAACAACAGTATCATGCGACCGCTTGCCGCCAAATCTTCAACCATTGAAGGCACAAACCCTAGTTTAGCGATTGTTGATGAATATCACCTACACACAGATAACAGCGTATATAGCGCGTTAGAGCTAGGACAAGGCGCACGCCCAGAAGGTTTGCTCTTTGCCATTACAACGGCTGGCAGTAACGTGATTTCGGCCTGTAAACAGCATTATGATTATTGCGCTCAAATCCTTGAAGGTAACGAACAAAACGACAGCTTGTTCGTATTGATTTTTGAACTAGACGAAGAAAACGAAATCGACAAACAAGAGAACTGGATAAAAGCCAATCCCAATATTGGTAAATCCATTCCTTACCTTGATTTTGAGAACACGATTAAAAAAGCGAGAGGAATTCCTTCCGAATGGGTGGAAATGCTTACCAAGCGATTTAATGTATGGTGCCAAGGCACAACCCCGTGGCTAGGCGAAGGAAACTGGACGCAATGCGAACGGCAGTACACCGAAAGCGATTTACTTCACCAAGATTGCTATTTAGGGCTGGATTTATCTAGCACCAATGACTTAACCAGCCTTTGCTATACCTTTCCACAAGGGAAGAAAGTGCGGTTAGTTACTCGGCATTATATCCCCGAATTTCAACTTAATAACGTAGCAAATAAAAACCGCGCAATGTATCGAAACTGGGTGCGCAGTGGGTGGCTAATAGCAACGGAAGGGGATTGTATCGACTACGACAAAATCAGAGATGATATTCTGAAAGATGCTGAACGTTTCAATATCAAAATGACAGGCTTTGATGTATGGAACGCCACTCACCTACGCACACAATTACAAGCGGCTGGGCTTGAAGTAGAGCCATTCCCGCAAACATACCAACGATTTAGCCCGGTGGCGAAAAGTGCGGAAGTTTTAATAAACAGACTGATGATAGAACACAACGGCGATCCAGTGCTTGCGTGGGCTTTATCAAATGTAGTTATGGAAACAGATGCGAACGCCAATATTAAACCGAACAAGAAGAAAGCCGCAAACAAAATAGACCCAGCAATAGCGTTTCTTATGTCTTTCGGCACTTATCAACTTGAATATGGCGATTTAATTTTTGAGCTTTCAGATGAACACAAACAGGCACTAGAGCAATTTAATGGATTAGATATATGAGATGTAAAGAAGCAAAACAGAACTTACTATTAACCGCGGTAAAACACTATAAAAATCAACCGAACTTTTCACATTTGTTAGTCTATATGATGACGATGAACCTTATCCAATAGAAGAAGTTATTTATGCTTTAAGGTGTAAATGTGATGAAGCAAAACGAGAAATAGACAGCCGACCAAACAGCCCTAATATGGAAGTATTAGAAATAATTTACCATATCGCACACAAAAATCTTGAAGATATGAAGAAGGCCAAAAGTCGAATAGAGCAAAAAGCATAAAAATGAACCCCCGCATCTCACAACGTGGGGGTTTTTATATCAATATATCCATCACTACCATTTTACTAAATTGGCTCACGCCAATATAGCCATTTAATTATACTGCAAAGCAATTAGTGCCGAAATATCCGTAGCTTAACGCATCTAAACTTTGATAAAATAGAGCAAGAAACAAACAGAACGACAAGGGGGAAAGAATGATTAAATCCGTTTTATCCGCATTTGGTTCATTTGTATTTTCTGCTTTAGATTTTTTGTTATTTTTAGCCATATTGCTTTTTGTTGGCTTGTTAGTTTTCATCTTTTGGCCAATATTAAAATGGCCTTTACTGGCTTTTCTAATAGGTGCTATCGCCTTCTTTTGTTATCTAATATACAAGATAAAAGAGAAACCCAAACCGCTAGAACAAGACGAAATATTATCCAGCTGGGCAGAACAGGAATTACAACGCCCTATCATTCAACGGATTTTACAAAAACAAGAGGAAAATAAACCGTTCATTAGCGGAACAATAACGCATATTGGAAATGACGGAAAAGAAACTCGATTAGGCAATATCACTATAAATATAAAAAACAGGGAATAATATGGAAAAGAAGGAATATCTACTAAGTTTTTTTGTAATAGACAATAATGGGAATGAAATTGATAGCAACATTATATCCATAGAAGCATTAGATGAAAGAGACGCTAGAACTAAATCTATGATATTTCTACAAAAAAGATATAAAGGAAATCGATGGGAAATAGAATCTATTACATTAGCTGAATAACCAAATAAAGCGCATCTAGGCTGATCCCCGAAAGCAAGAAACCTTATCTTGTTGATGCGCTCCTACCAATAAGGACGAATGCGAAAGGGGCGTTTATGGGATTGTTACCACTAGATTTTTACTCTTTAACTCAAGCTGTTGATTTTATTAATCAAAAAACAAATTCAACAATAAAAGAAAATCTATTGTATTCCTATGCTATGGAAGGAAAGATTAGATTTTTATTGAATATTGAAATAAAAGATAATCAGTTGATTAAGATAGGGCGGAATGATACTGAAGGATTTTTTATTTCTGATGATTCTGAAATTTATTTTAAAGAACGATCCATAGAGTGCGAAGATAAAATCGGTTTACATTTAAAAGATTGCTCATCCTCTCTTAGTATTGTTCATAATAATGAAATAACTCTTGATGGAGATGATTTATACTTATCTTTCAATAAAGCAACAATAACAGAATATAAAGGATATATTATTTTACATCCTGAGTTATTAGATCTATTTTGTAATAAGTCTTTACCACAGGACGGAGTGAAAAATACAAATTATTTATTATTAGATGAATTTAATGTCCAAACACCTTTTGAAGCTGATATTTTCACTTCTTTTAATTTTAGAATGGAATATCCAAAATATAATGAAGATGAAAGGTTATATATAAAACATACTTTCAGAGTTAATTTTAGTGATATAAAAATCAGTTATGATGATTTAATAAAACTATTTCCTTCTGAAAATGCGTGGAGAGAACAAGCGAATTTAAAACAAGAAATAGCCAAATTAAAAACAGAGATACTAGATAAAGAAGCAGAAAATAAGCAGTTAAAGCAGCAGATAAGCGAGCAAAACAGCCCTATTCTATTAGGCGTACACCGCAATGATGATTTATTAAAGATTGCCATTGAAGTTCGCAATAAATACTGGGCGGATTATCCCGAAAATGTAAAATCTAACTTACAAATAAGAGATTACATTATACGAGATTATTGCGTGGCAAAAACCACCGCAGAAGAAATAGAAAAAATCGCTTGCCCTATCAACAGAAAGAAAAATTAGATTTTCCATAACCCATTGATTTTATTATATCCTCCCTATATAGGGGGGATATTTTTTTATAACCCTTCTATATCTCCCCTATATCCTGCTAGTGCTTTAATGCCTCTCGTTCGAACAACTCAACGGAATAAAACATTATTCTGCATATTAACAAATTTAAGAGGCTAATCATTATGAGTACAGCACAAGCTAAACCAAAAAAACTCATTTCTGGCAAAGAAGTTACCGATATTGTTGGCTTTGGTCGCACTAAATTAAATCTGCTAGTCAATGCGAAACAATTCCCACAGCCGATCCGCTTTTCACAAAACTTTGTCCGTTGGGATTTAGAAGAAGTGAATACATGGATTGAAGAACAAAAAGCCTCACGCGCTTAAGGTGGTGGAAAATGAACGAAGCAAGAAAACCAACACAATTCTTAAAAGTGTTACACCGCTTAATTCTCTCCAGTATTAGCGGAATTGATGGTTACGCAATGGGGATGACTTCAGCACGTAATTATATAAGTGAGCTAGAGCGAGAATATTTAAGCGAAAAATTAAAGCGTACACCAGAAAAGACCTCGGATGGAGCTGGTCAATATTACCGTTATGAAGTTGCAAATGCTAAACAATTAAAAGAGGTGATTGCAATTTACAAAGTTAAAGGGGGCGTGCTTTTGTCGGTTGAAGAAAAACGAGCCTATTCACGTTTTGAATAGGAAAGAAAAACGCCGCAAGGTCATCCAATGCGGCGTTTAAACCTTCCAAAGGTAATTTTTATCAATACGTTAAGGTCATTTAAAAATATGGAAATAATCACCATGAATCTAAATCATAAATATTTTAATCAATATGAAATATTTTTCAAGTTGTTTTTGATTGAAGTCGCTTTACAAACCACAGTTAATTTTGGCATCATGAACACGCAATCAGAAAAAGTGATTGCCAGCCGTGGAAAGCTGAACTATTTACATATGGCGAACAATAGCACGCCTTTTAACCGTGCTTTTTTTGTTCGTGACATTCGCACACCTAAAGAATATGCGGATTTTGTTTTCAATCTAAATCCGAGCATTCTCTCAATGGTAGAGCGTAATGAGCAGTCTTTGACTGGCTGTCTTCCATATGTGGCAGTTTTCCACCTTGTTACGTTCTACCGCCCGACCGTGGAAAGTCTAGCGGTAGTTCCTGAAAACAAACATATGGAACTTACGCAAATGCATCAATTCATTTTCGCGCTTATTCGCGCACCTCAAATCAAAATCAGACTTCTTGCCGATAATGAACAA